CTTCAAGAGAAGATTGGGAACAGTCTTACTCGAGTGGGTTAGACTTACTTGGGTTTAAATATACAGAACGTACAGAGCCTTTTAGAGGTGCAACGGGCGTTACTCATCCGTTGTTATCAGAAGCCGCTACTCAATTTCAGGCGCAAGCTTTTAATGAAATGCTGCCGCCAGAGGGGCCGGTAAGAACACAAGTTCTTGGGGAGATTACTCCTGGTAAAGAAGATCAAAGTAGACGTGTAAAAGAGTTTATGAACTACTACATTACGAACGTCATGGAAGAGTACACGCCTGAGTTTGACCAAATGTTGTTTTATTTACCGCTTGTGGGAAGCACATTTAAAAAAGTTTACTACGATTCTAATTTGGATAGGGTTGTAAGCAAGTTTGTTCCGGCGGAAAACCTTGTGGTTCCCTATGATGCGTATGATTTAGATACGTCTCCTTTTTTAGCTCAAGTAATACGGCAACCTTGGAATGATGTAAGAAAGCAACAGGTCAACGGATTCTATAGAGACGTTGAATTACATCCTTCACAAGCGCCAACTACCGATGCTTCAACGCATAAAGACGAAATAGACGGTCAAATGCCGTCAAACATTGATTATGACGTTACTTTATTAGAGTTTCACGTTGATTTAGACTTGGAAGGTCACGAAGACGTTGATGAAAACGGTGAGATGACCGGAATAATGCTTCCTTACCTTGTCACAATATCAGAAGACAGCAGTCAAGTGCTTTCAATTAGAAGAAATTGGAATGAAGAAGACNCAAACAGAAGAAAAATACAATATTTTGTACATTTTAAGTTCTTACCGGGCTTTGGTTTCTATGGATTGGGTTTAATTCACACGATTGGCGGTCTTTCACGGACTGCCACGGCGGCACTGAGGCAGTTGATCGACGCTGGAACGCTTTCCAACCTCCCGGCGGGTTTTAAAGCCCGTGGACTGCGTATTCGAGACGACGGTGATCCTCTTCAGCCAGGTGAGTTCCGCGATGTGGATGCTCCTGGTGGGGCTATTCGTGATAGTCTTATGCCGCTGCCCTTTAAAGGTCCGGACGCTACACTTTTCAACCTCTTAGGTTTTGTAGTTGACGCAGGACAACGGTTTGCGACCATTACTGACATGAAAGTTGGAGATGGNAACCAACAAGCGGCGGTAGGTACTACTGTGGCGATGTTGGAACAAGGAGCTCGTGTAATGAGCGCTGTGCATAAACGGATGCACTACGCTATGAAACAAGAGTTTAAACTTCTTGCTCGTGTAATGAGTGAAAGTTTGCCCCAAAAATACCCTTTTAGTGTTGCGGGTGGTGAAGAAACCATTATGGCGAGTGATTTCGATGACCGGGTGGATGTTGTTCCGGTTTCGAATCCAAATATCTTTAGTCAAGCGCAACGCATAGCACTTGCTCAGACGCAGATGCAGTTAGCTGCACAAGCTCCAGAACTTCACGATACCTATGAAGCCTTTAGGCGTATGTATGAGGCTTTGGGTGTTCGTGACATAGACAAAATATTAAAACCAAAAATAGAAACAGAACAAACGGCAACTGATCCTGCTCAAGAAAATATAAACTCTCTTGAACAATTGCAGTTGAGAGCTTTTCCTGGACAAAATCACGACGCGCATGTTATGGCGCATTTAACGTTTGGAGCTTCAGGTATTGTGCAACAAGCTCCGGGTGTTGCGGTTAGTTTACAAAAACATGTCCTAGAACATCTTAAACTAAAAGCAGAAGAAAGAGCTATGGCCGAACTACAAAAATTAGCTCCAGGACAACAAATGAATGATGAAGTCGAGGTAATGATGCAGGGTCTTGTAGCACAATTTGTTGCGGAAGAATTGCAAGCAGCGCGTCAATTAAGTATGACAATTGCTGGTAGTGGAGAGAATCAACCAGACCCACTTATTGGTTTAAAAGAAAAAGAATTACAGATACGTCAACAACAAGTCCAAGCAAATATTGCCCAAGATCAAGCAGAGTTACAGCTTGATAAGGAAAAAGCTTCAGAAAGGGCTCGTGAATTTAATGTAAGACTGCAACAACAAGCGGAACTTGCGGAAGAAAAATTACGTGCTAGTAGAGAACGTGAGATAATGCGACTACAGACTCAACTTCAGATACGGAGACAATAATGCCCTCAGTAAAAATTATGCGCGGCCAGGTCACGGCTCCCACTCCAACCAATAAGGCTGAAATCAAAGGCCAGGGGAGTATTCCTTACGCACAAGCAAAAGAAGAAGCTACGCCTAATATAGCAAAAGCAAAAGTCACTACCGGAAAAAAACGTGGTATGGGCGCTGCCTTGCGTGGCAGTAGGTTCACTAACGCATAAAAAAACATGGACCCGGTTTCCTGCGTAGCTTTGGCCACAGGGGCTTTTAAAGCGCTTAAAGGTGCAGTTGCCGCCGGGCGTGATCTTCAAGATATGAATAGTCAACTTTCCACTTGGGGCAAGGCGTTCAGTGATTTCACAAATATAGAAGAGCGGGAGAAGAATCCTCCGTTCTGGAAAAAGACGTTTAAGGGGTCTGACGAAGAGACTGCTTTAGAAATCTTTGCGAACAAGAAAAAAATGGAACAGATGAGAGAAGAGATAAAAGATCATATCTCTTGGAACTATGGGCCAAGTGCCTGGAAAGAAGTTTTATCGATAGAGGCTAGAATGCGTAAACAGAGAAAAGATGAGTTATATAGAAAACAAGAGCAGGTAGATGCTTTGATAAATTTTGCAATAGGGTTTGTTATATTTGGTATAGGGGCCGCCTTATTGTTTGGGTTGTTTTATCTTTGGGGTAGCAAGCAAGGTAGGTGGTAGATGTGGGTATTATTATGGGTTCAATTAACAACTAGCACAGCTAGTGGTAATGAATTTGAACACTATCATATTGGCAGCTACACTAAAAAAGAAGTGTGCGAAATAGCCAAAGATGAGGCTAAAGTTCTTGTAACAAACGACAACTCAAAAATAGTTTGTATTCAAATAGAGTTGTGACATTTAGAGAATTTCGCGGAAAATACATAATATATGACAAATTAGGAAAAGTTGTTATAATCACGCGGGAAAAAAGAATAGCAATTGCGTATGCGAGGGCGAAGAGATGACCGAGTTTGATAAGGCCGATACCAATAAAAATGGTGTTATAGAAAAAGCAGAGTGGAATAAAATAGCCTTAGAAGACCGTCGTTTGGAAATGATTGACCGGGATTTAAAGCGCAATGCAGAGCGTCGTTTTACAGGTTTTGCTTTGATGGGGATGTTGATCTACCCGTTTATTATCTTGCTCGCTTCAGTGCTTGGATTTGACAAAGCGGCAAGTTTAATAACAGATATAGCAAGTGTGTACGTTATAGCGGCTTCCGGGGTGGTAGCGGCTTTTATGGGTTTTAATGCTTACAGTGCAAAAGCTGAGAGCAAGAAGACCAGTATACAGATGGAGGAAAAGTAATGTTACAATCTATAATAGGACCAATAGCGGGTTTAGCGGGTAGTTGGCTTGATGCTAAAACGCAGGCTCAGACGGCGAATGCTAAACTAAAACTTACTGAGGCCGAAGCCAAAGCTAAGATTATGCTGAGTAAAGAAACCTCAGTCGCAGACTGGGAGCGGATTATGGCGCAAGGCTCTCAATCGAGTTGGAAAGACGAGTGGTTCGTAATTGTCCTGTCTATCCCGCTTGTTTTGGCGTTTGTTCCAGGCACTGAGGGTTGGGTAGATAGCGGTTTTGAACAGCTTTCCAAAGCGCCGGATTGGTATTTTTATAGCTTGGGTATTGCAATCTCTGCATCGTTTGGTGTCAGGGGTGTACAGAAGTTCTTTAAGAGGTAGTTATGGAAAATATTCCCACAGTTTACGCAAAAAAAGAAACTAGAAACGGGGTCAATCTTTTTACGTTTGATTGCCCTAAATGTGGTAAAAAACACACACACGGGTACTCAGAGGGTCATCGTGTCTCCCATTGTGAAGATAGAAATCTTTGGAAGAATGGTTACTATTTGAAGGAAGAATAAAAGAGGTAGTTATGGAACAGACTATAGAAAACTTTACTGGTACAAAGAACGTTGAGATTAATTCAATGTCCAGTCAAGGAGATGTTCAAGCAGGGATTGAGTTTATATATCATATGAGGGAACATTTATTGGACGTAGGAGTTGCTACTGTTTTTGCACTTACGGTGTACGGCTTAGTTTTATTTATGAAAGCGAAGATAAAATGATTAATAAAAAGAAAAGAGCTACTGTAAAAAAAGTTATTACGGGCTTGAACAAAGCTTCTAAACTTCATGCTAATCAAGCTAGAAAACTGAAGAAAGTTTTGAAAGGTAAGAAGTAATGAGTGAAGCATTAAAGACATTGCAAGAAAAGATAGGGTCAGCACCTGATGGTTCGTTTGGTCCTAACACTGCAAAGAAGATCTGCGATCACTACGCTTTAAATCCAGAAAGAGGCGCTCATTTTCTTGGGCAGCTTGTACACGAGAGTGGTACTTTTCGTTATACCGAAGAGAATCTAAACTACAGCAAAGAATCTATACTGGGGGTGTTTGGCAAATACTTTACGTCAGAGAGCGATGCCGAAAGCTGTGCTCGTAATCCGCAGGCTCTGGCTGATCGTGTATATGGTGACAGAATGGGTAATTCTGGACAGGGTTATCTGTGGCGAGGCCGCGGATTTTTACAATGCACTGGCAAAAATAACTATTCTCAATTTGCAGCGGACATGGACTTGCCGGAAGTAATGGACGATCCTGATCTAGTTGCCACTAAATTTCCTATGGAAAGTGCGATTTGGTTTTTTCATAGGAATAAACTCTGGGACATTTGTGATGAAGGAGTTGATGAAGCTACCATCAAAACAATTACTAAAAGAGTTAACGGTGGTTACAACGGTTTGAAGCACCGAAAAGAAGAAACACAAAAAATATATAAGTGGCTTAATATATAATTGCATATTATCTCAAAATATCTTAGGATCTCTCATATAAGAAAAGGTGGGAATATCTAAGAATGGATGAGATATATGTTGCGGAAGCAGTTTTTCGCATTATAAGGGACCGTAGACAAGGTGTTGTTGACTTAATGCAGTTTGGCAACGTCAAGTCTATGGAGCAATATCGTGAGCTTATGGGAAATATGGAATCCCTGAATCATGTGGAACAGGAACTCAAGGGCCTGCTAGATAAACAGGAGCGAAGCAATGACTGAGAGCGCAAAGATTGATTTAACTGGAGTAAAAGAGGCTGTCGCAAGTCTTGGAGAGGCTTATAAAGAGCCGTCAGTTAAAGTTTTAGACCCAGATGCTATAAGTGGGTCACTTCTAGAAAGAATGCCCAATCCTACAGGATGGAGAATTTTGGTTTTGCCTTACCGTGGTAAGGGGAAGACTGAAGGCGGTATATTTTTGCCGGATTCTGCTGTGGAACAACAAAAAATTTCAACACAGGTTGGTTATGTATTGAAAGTTGGACCTTTGGCCTATCAAGACTCAGAAAAATTTCCTTCTGGACCTTGGTGCGCGGAGAAAGAATGGGTGATGTTTGCACGTTATGCGGGTTCACGCTTTGCCATTGATGGCGGAGAGGTTCGTATTTTGAATGATGACGAGATTTTGGCCCGAATTAACGAGCCGGAAGACATTTTGCACTACTAGGAGGATTTTATGGCAGAACAACAAGAACAATTAGAGATGGAAGTGGATACCGAAGTTTTGGTAGAAGCCCCGGAAGAACAGTCTGATCAAGAAAATATAGAGATCGTAGAAGAAGATCAGTTTGATAAGGCTCAAAGTTCCACTCAAAAACGTATTGATAGACTTACAAAAAAGATGCGTGACGCACAGCGTCGCGAGGAAGAGGCTGTTAACTACGCAAAACAAGTTCAGCAAGAGGCTACGCAATTAAAGCAAAGATTTAGCGCCTTAGACAGCAATTATGTGTCCGAATACACCAATAGAGTGCAAACTCAAATGGAGCAGACGGAAAAAGAGTTAGCACGAGCTATGGAGCTTGGGGATACAACTGCGGTTGTTGAGGCTAATAAGAAAATGATTGCTTTATCGGCTGAAAACGATAGGGCAAATCAAGCCAAAGTTGCTCAAGAGAGACAACAACAAGCACAGCAGCAAGTGCAGCAACAACCTGTTGCTCCACAGCAACAACAAGCCGTGCCGCAGCAACAAATAAAAAGACCTGACCCTAAAGCTCAAGACTGGGCTGCCAGAAATGACTGGTTTGGGCAGGACGAAGCCAGAACTTTTGCAGCTTTTGGCATACATAAGAAGCTTGTCGAAGACGAAGGGTTTGACCCCACGAGCGATGAGTACTATACTGAACTTGATCGCCGCATTTCCGACACATTCGGAGGTAACGCGAAAAGCGCAAGCAAACGACCCGCTCAGACGGTTGCAGGCGTATCAAGATCCAATTCTGGGCGCAGCAGTGGGAAAAAGGTTAGACTCACCCCTAGCCAAGTCGCAATAGCGAAAAAATTGGGTGTGCCGCTAGAAGAATATGCGAAATACGTGAAGGAGTAACACAATGACTGATAGCACAAACGATTCAATCAAGCGTACTTCTCGCGCTAATCAAACTAGGGAAAAAACGGCGCAAAGGCGTCCGTGGGCACCCCCGTCAATGTTAGATGCACCGCCTGCCCCTGATGGGTTTGCGCATCGTTGGATTCGAGCCGAAACGCGAGGATTTGATGATACAAAAAACATCAGTGCTAAAATGCGGGAGGGTTGGGAACTTGTTCGTAAGGACGAATACCCTGACTTTGAATCTCCCGTCGTAGAATCAGGTAAATATAAAGGTGTATTTGGAGTAGGCGGACTGATACTCGCTCGTATTCCCGTTGAGACGGTTCAAGAGAGAACTAATTACTTTAATAGTAAATCTAGGGATCAAATGGATGCAGTTGACTACGATATGATGAGAGAGAATCAACATTCAACCATGACGATTGAAAAAGCCAATCGTCAGTCTCGTGTAACCTTCGGTGGCCCTCGTAAAAATTAGGGTCGCCCCATTAGGAGAAAACTAAAATGGCAAATCAAAATACTGCCTTCGGTTTACGTCCTATCGGGCTTGTTGGAAACGGTGTTAATTCTACTGGGGTAACTCAGTATGAAATCGCTTCTAACAACACCAATCCGATCTTCCAATACTCTTTATGTGTGCCCACTTCGGCAGGCGTAATAGATCATGCGGGAGCGACTAGTGGGGGTACTACCCCCGCTCTTGGTGTTCTGATGGGCGTAGAATACGTTGACTCAGTTTCGAAAAAACCAACCTTTCTTAGTTATTGGCCTGGTTCGAACAGCGTCAGCGTGGATACTAACCACCCTGTTAAAGCTTTTGTAGCTGACAATCCAAACCAGTTGTTTAAAGTAGCATCTGACGCGACTCTTACAGATCGTGCCACTGCTCAAGCGGCTGTTTTTGCAAATGCGTCTTTAGGCACATCTGCACGTACTGGTTCTACTAGTACGGGTAATTCAAACTCAGCTTTGGGCGTGTCTACAATCAACACTACTGCAACACTTCCGTTGCGTATTGTCGGTATAATGGATGACGAAGCAAACAGCGATTTCGCTGCTGCGGGTATTCCATTGATTGTAAGAATCAACGCTCATTTCAATGCAACCACGTCGCGGTTTGATTCACAAACCAATGCGACGTCAACAGGCGTATAAGGAGAGCGTAGATGGCGATATCACGCGCACAACTAGCTAAAGAGCTAGAACCCGGCCTAAATGCATTGTTTGGGTTAGAATATAATCGTTACGAGAACGAGCATTCCGAAATCTTTGAAGAAGAGTCATCTGACCGTGCTTTCGAAGAAGAAGTAATGCTTGGTGGTTTCTCAACTGCACCTGTTAAATCTGAAGGCGGAGCCATCAGTTTTGACGATGCAAAAGAAACATACACTGCTCGTTACACTCACGAAACCATTGCTTTGGCTTTCTCAATTACAGAGGAAGCAATTGAGGACAACCTGTATGATCGTCTAGCTTCTCGTTATACGAAAGCTCTTGCACGTTCGATGGCTCAAACAAAGCAAATCAAGGCGGCATCTATATTGAACAATGCGTTCAACACAGGTGCAAACGCTATAGGGGATGGCGCAGCATTATGCTCAAACGCACACCCTTCTCTGTCAGGGAACCAAAACAATATTTTGGCAACTGCGGCAGACCTCAACGAAACCTCTTTAGAGCAAATGCTCATTGATATTGCAGGTTTCACTGATGAGCGTGGTCTTAAAATTGCAGTCAGCGGTGTGAAATTAATCATACCAAAAGAATTGCAGTTTATTGCAGAACGAGTTTTAAACTCAAACCTACGTCCGGGAACAGCGGATAACGACGCAAACGCAATGAAGAACATGGGAATGATTCCTCAAGGCGCTGTTGTTAACCACTTCCTAACAGACACAGATGCGTATTTCATAAAGACAGACGCACCTAACGGGTTTAAGTATTTCAACCGTTCACCAATCAAAACAGCCATGGAAGGCGATTTTGATACAGGTAACATGCGATTTAAAGCTCGTGAGCGTTACAGCTTCGGTGTATCCGACTGGCGTACAGTTTTTGGAACTCCCGGCGCAGCCTAAGTTTCAAGACAATTTTATGGGAGGGAGCCGCTTTTGCGGCTCTTTCTTTTTTTATTTTATGTGTTATAGTAAATTATCCCTGACAGCGGCATGAGGCTGCTGACGTAACCCAAGACAGGAGATCCACATGGGTACTACAACTTTTTCAGGTCCGATTCGGGCAGGTAATATTAGAAATACAACGGGTACTACCGTTGGAACAGACATAGCAAACGTTGGCTATGTTGTAATGACTCAACAACATGTAATGGACATTTCTGGCGGCGCTGTTGCAGCAGAAGCCACTAATGTAGTAATTCCCGCTAATTCAAAAATTGTAAACATAATTATTGATTTAGAAACAGCAGCTAACACCACAACAAATATTAGTGTTGGTGATACTGTAGGCGG